CATCAGCTAAGAAGCTCAAGGTATCTAAGTACGCACAGCTGTCCGAGGGTATGTTCCTCTCCAATGGGACGGCCACGCTTACCGTGGTCAGTGTAGACACCTCCGATAAGGACTTTGACCTCATCACGGCGAAGGCTGATACCTCAGCGTTCACCCTTGGGGCTATCCTCTTCGAGGCTACGGACGCTTCCGCCAATCAGGCTAAGGGTGTGGCTAACTATCTGATCTACGCCCCCACGAAGGTGGAGAGCGGAGCAACCCTGACCGCCCTTGCTCGGGCTTTCGAGGTTCAGACAGGTAAGCTATACATCCCACTCACCGAGGAGGACAAGAAGGGGGTATCCGCCCGCTTCATCTTCGTCTAACTCCAGCCTACTAACCAACCAAAACCAACTATGAATATTACTATTGACGGATTGCTGGGTAAGCCCGAGTACATCTCCGCTGTACTTGAGCGAAGCCTGGCAAATCAGAGAGATGAGATCATCATCGGGAGGTATCTCGGTTTCGATCCCACTACCTCCCGTGTGTTCAAATCCATCTATGGCACGACTACTGCTGTGCGCATGGGGTCTGTGATCGACAAGTCCGCAGGTAAGCCCCTCCGTGGACGTAAGTCTATTGGGCATGCAACTCTTGAGGTTATCGACCTCGGGGATCGCTTCCAGATGGACAATGACAGACTAGAGCGTTTGCAGTCCCTGGTAAACGGTCTGAACAAGGGGGCTGTGTCGGCTGACGTTGTTACAAACTTCTTGGTAGAGGACTTTAAGGAGGTGTCAATCGCTCCGTACAAGCGTATTGAGAAGATCGCCTTTGATCTGCTCTACAACGGGAAGGCATCTGTGACGATGGAAGACAACCCTCAGGGTGTTCAGGTCGTAGACATGGATCTGCCCATCTACACCGAGAAGGCAAAGGCGAACGACAAGGATCATCTAATTGAGTTCCTCGTGTCGATCGTCAACAAGTACTCATACCTGAAGTTCGCTACTATGGAGATGAATCAAGCTACGTTCTTGAAGTTCTTCGCCAAGAGTCCAGAGCTCCTAGGGAAGTACAAGGTGAGAGATGGTGGCACAGAGGTAGAGATCACGGGGACAGTGCCCCTCGGCGCTGCGAATGCTATGCTCGAGGCTCTAGGTCTCCCAACGATCCGTGTAGTCAATAACGTGGTGACAGACACCACCGGGAAGGACTACAGCCTCTGCCCAGACAACAAGATCGTATTCCTTCCTGCCGGTCAGATTGGGAATATCCGACACAAAGCTCCTTACGAGCTTAGCGACCGAGTTGGCGGGAAAACGTACACGGTTCTTGCTGGGGATCACATGGTCACCTCTGAGCGAACGAATGAAGGGCGCTTCATCGAGTATGAGTGCCACTGGGTTCCTGAGATCATCGTGCCCAAGCGTATCGTATCTGTCGACCTAACTGCTATCAAGTAGGAGGTGTAGACATGACCGCTATTGACTACATCCGTGAGAAGTATCAGGCTATGGGGTATCCCATCAGCGAAGGGTACGCAAAGACGCTTATGCTAGGTAAGTGTCACATGCTTGAAGATATATCCGCCAAGGATGCAGATAGCATGGAGCGTATCTTCGTTGAGACCCTGCCTGAGTTTCTCCTTATGCCGTCTTCGATGAGTGAGCTAGGCGTGTCTATCTCCCACACCTCGAAGGAAAATATCGAGAAGTTCTACAAGATGAAGTGCAAGCAGTTGGGTATTCCCGACGTGCTCACCGAACAGCCTATAGTCCACTTCACATGACCATCTACAAGAACGGATACATCCAAGAGGTGAGCTACCCAGAGACCTCCTTTGACGAGCATGGTAGACCCATCCCGTCCGAGGGCGATGAAGGCGAGCTTATCCCCTGTATGTTCCGTGCATCTGTAGAGGATAAGAGAGGTGAGGGTAAGGACGGGAAGCGCTCACGTGGCGCTTATGATGTTCACGTAGACCCCATGAGTGTGACCGCCGAGCGAATCCGTCTCTACCGAGCTGATGAGAGCCTAGTGGGAGAGTTCACGGTGCAATCATGGGATAAGGCTACGCTACTCAACTTCACTAAGATAGTCCTTGACTGATGGAGTTCAGAGAGTTCCTAGATGAGTTCGTCAAAGAGTCGTTCGCCGAGATCGTAGAGGATCTGAGGTTCATAGCCCAGGGAGCATACGAAGAGGCGATGAGCCGTAGAGGCTACAAGGACGACACGGGTGCACTCTCTAGCTCCATTGGCTGGGCTATATCCCAAGATGGCAAGATCCTGCATAGTGGCGGGTTCGTCTCTTCGGGTGAAGGCGGTGCAGAGGGTAGGGGTGCAGGCCTTAAGCTGGTTCGTAGTATGGCTTCCCAATCGAAGGGGATACAGCTCATCCTCGTTGCTGGAATGGACTACGCTTCTCACGTAGAGGCTAAGGGCTTCGACGTGAATACAGCTGGCGAGCTGGTCGCCGAGGAGCTAGTCAATTGGTGGGTTTCATATCATGCGTAAGACAGGACTAGAGATAGAGTCGTACATCTACGGAGTAGTTAGGGATGGGATCTCCGTCCGTGGCTCTGTCTACCGAGGTGGCACACGCCCCTTTGACAGCAAGGGGGAGGATGCTGTGGTGTCCTTCCTCTCTGGCCGTGACGGGTGGGACGGATTCTCTCAGGTGGGTGTGGTGAACGTGAATGTTCACGTGCCGAACATCTCAGGGTCTCCGTACACGATAAGGGACGTGTCCCGCTGTGAGGAGGTGGAGCGTATGCTCCTCTCTCTAGTGGAGGGACATGAGACTGGCGACTATTGGCTACAGACGGATGAGACCCCACAGGTAATACCCGATGGGGACAACTTCCACGTGGTCAATCTAAGAATCAAGTACAGATATAACAGAATTAACTAACAACAATTACAACTATGCCATACGGAAAAGTTACTGCAACTGCATGGGCTGGAGGCGACATCCTTGTGGGTGACGTGAACAAGACGGATGCTGGGAAGATGCCCACTTCGGGCATGGCTTCCTTGGGATGGATCAAGGAAGGCTCTTTGAGTCTCGAGACGCAGGAAGGTGCGACCAAGGAATGGAAGGCTATCGGCGGGGAGCTAGTGGACCTCTTGAAGACAGAGCCTACCGTCCGAATCAAGTTCCACGTCAAGAACTACAATAAGGAAGCCATGGGGAAGATCTTCGGCGTGAAGGAAGAGGGAGATTCCCTGATGGTCACTAGCCTCATCTCTCCGAAGGAGCAGGCCCTCTCTCTTGAAACGTCGACTATCGGCGCTGAGAATTTGCGGTTCCCACGTGTCCGCCTAGAGGGGGCTATGGTGTTCAGCGAAGAAGCTGGCCATGGTTTGGACATCACGGCCACAGTCCTCTCTCCAGGGAAGGATAAGCCTCGCTTCTTCATCGACCTGAAGAAGGAGTAGAGTCTATGGCTATCAGCTTCTTCAAGAGAAAGAGTACTGAACAGAAGGCTTCAGATACGCTCCTCCAGGGGGGCGTATCTCTGCCTTTTGGCGGTACAACCATCCTAGCTCCAGCCCCCACGCTAGCTACATGGTTTGAGGTATCCGCCCTGCTCTCACAGGTTAGCGAGATACCCGAAGATGAGGTGACACTCTTCAACCTCCTCACCCTAGGGGATGATGCTAAGATCTACGCCCGTATCCTCGCCACCTTCATCGTGGGGGTAAAGAAGGACAACCAGAAAGAGCGAGAGGCGAAGGCTGATGAGATCCTATACTCTACTACGGTCACCGAGCTGAGCATAGCTTTCTTCACCTTCCTAGATCTTACGAACGTACAGGAGCTTTTTATGCTTACCACTTCCCTGAAACAGACGGATATAAGCAAGCCGACACGGGAAGTGGAGGAGACAGCCCATGGGCTAGAATAGGGAGCTTCGCTAAGTATTATCACCTCACCTTTGACTACATCCTCTACGAGATGACCTTCTCCAACTTCATACTCTACAGCTGTGCTATCCCCTCCTTCAAGACGAAGGACGATAGCAAGAAGAGTACAGGGATGAAGAAAGAGGGGATGAACCTCTCAGAGTTAGTACAAGCCCTCAAGGGCATGCAGCAGTAATGGCACAGAAGAAATTCGCCGTCAAACTAGAGACATCTGGGTTCATCCGCTCCGCAAAGGGGATGGAGGAGGCTATGGACAGGCTCACCCAGAAGATGAACACGTCCTTTAGACCGCCTTCCATAGATAGGTATGTGTCTTCGGCAAGGCGTGAGGTGGATCTTTTGGGTGAGTCCTTTAGGCGTGCTGGAGCTCTTGCTGCTGGGATCTTTGCCGTGGATGGTATCCAGGCTTACATCAGCAGGGTCATATCTATCCGAGGAGAGTTCCAGCAGACGGAGATAGCCCTCAACACGATGCTCGGGTCTCAGCAGAAGGCCCACGAGCTTATGAACCAGCTCGCCCGTACGGCAGCAGAGACTCCCTTTGACCTCCAGGGGATCACCTCCAGCGCAAAGCAACTTCTCGCCTACGGGTTTGCTGCCGAGCAGGTGAACGAGACTATCACTCGCCTTGGGAATATCGCCTCGGGGCTCTCCCAGCCTCTGGGAGATATTGTCTACCTCTATGGTACGCTGAAGGCTTCAGGGCGTGTCACTGCAATGGACTTACGCCAGTTCGCTGGTCGAGGTATCCCCATCTATGAGGAGCTCGCCCGAGTGGTTGGCAAGAACGCCGAAGAGATCACTAAGATGGTTTCGGCTGGTAAGATCGGCTTCCCCGACATCGAGAAGGCGTTCAACAACTTGACCAACGAGGGCGGTAAGTTCTACAACCTCATGCAGGAGCAGAGCAAGAGCCTCACGGGTCAGATCTCCAACCTCCAGGACAACATCGACATGATGTTCAATGAGATTGGTAAGGCCTCACAGGGCTTCATCTCCGAGGGCATTAGAG